TATGTCTTTGTAAGAGCTGTCGCTGCGCCTTGTGTGGTTCCTGCTGCCGATACCGATGCGTCGTTGCTTAGTATTGACCCTCCACCTACGGTTAAAGTTGATGTAGCTGTAATAGTAGAACCGGAGATCGTGCCAGCCGATACATTATCGCCTGATTGATATTTGTCAGTATTAAGATTCGTAAAGTTATTGTCTACTTCTGTGTTAGTAAGTGGACTACCTTTAACTGATCTTAATGTTATTGTACTCATTTAATCCCTGCCTATTTAATTTTATTGACTATTACTTCTAAAGTCGCCCTTATTGCCGTAATCTCTGACTTTAAAGTATTTATATCGTTTTCATACTCTAGAATCTGATTCATTTGATTCTTTTGAATTCTATATGCTTTAAGTCCCTCATAATTACGACTAAGTATTGCCTTTGAATTTTTATCTCTGACGAATTGTTTCTCGCCTTCTATTTTTATTATATCTTTTATAAATTCTGCCATTTTAAACCTGTAATGCTATAGCTCGTAAGTCTTTAACCTTAGGAACCTTAGAGGTGTCTGTTGAAAGTGGTACAACCTTGACTGCAAAAGTCTTATACCCTGTGTGAGTAGTGTCTCCTATCGTCGACGTATATACTGCTCCTGTGCCGTCACCTGTTATAGTAACTGTAGGAGCTGATGTGTATCCTCTTCCTGGATTAGTAACTATAACTGAACCTATTGTGGAACCACTGAGTTCTGCTTTTGCTGTTGCTCCAAAACCACCACCGCCTGTGAGTGTTACTGCTGCTGATGAATATCCTGTTCCAAGAGCTGCTCCTCCTGTTGATGTAATGGCTGTAACAACACTTAATACATACTCAAAGCTCGTAGCTCCTGAGTTCATTCCTGCTGCATCTGAACCACGTGCTGGTATGTTGTAACTATACTCTGCAAAGCCTTCTGTCTGCTCTGGTGGTATTGTATTGGCTTCTAATAAAGTCCAATTTAAATCTTCTTGGAAATCTCCTGGATCTGCTGCGTTTTGGAATTTACCATAAACGTTAATACTACCTGTGTTCGGTATTGCTGCTTCTAAATAAACTAATAAATCTTCTGCGTCCATGCCTTCTTCTAATACAACACGTCTAGAAATATATCTAGATGATGCTGAACCTCCTACTCTACCATCTTCTCCTGTAACTGTATTATTAACTTCATTTTTAATACATAACAAGTCTGCTTGATCTATTTCAATTACTGGTGAAATGTTGTCATTAAATGTAGAGAATGTTATCTTAGCTCTTGCTGTGTTTGTAGAAGAATAGGTAGTTACCTCATTCGTTCTACTGTAAATTGTTTTTTCTTCTGAGAGTGTATGTGTAGTTCCAAAATCTACGTCTTGGTATGAAGTTGTATTGGCTGATCCTGCTCCTGATCCTGTCATTGCTAACTTAACAGTAGCTAAGGTTCCATCTCCTGGTGTTAATATGCCAAAGTTAGGTGCTACTTCATTAACTACTTTATCTGTAAATGCACTTATTGTTGTATATCCTTCATCTGTTCCTACAACATCTCCTACTGTAAATTGTCCTTTTTTAATAACTGTGTGAGCATAGCCATATAAGTTATCCCAATGGTCTACTCTACCTTTATTAAGTCTTAATGTTGCTGTTGCTTGTGTTGATCCTGTGTCTGCTATTACTATTGTTGGTGCAGCTTGATAACCAGATCCTGGATTTGTAACTGTTAATCCTGTTACTGCTCCACCTGAAATTACTGCCGTTAATGCTAGTCCTGTTCCACCTGTGTCTGTGTTTGTAACTGTTACCGCTGGTGCTGAGCTATATCCTGCTCCCCCTAGTGTAATAGTTTCTGTAAACCCAACTATATTTTTGCCTGGGCTAAATTTCTTAGCAGCAAAAGACCAATCTGTTTCTCCAAAGGTTATCCAATCAATAGGTTCAGGTATTAAGTGTCCTGAATATGCTTGATCTTTTAAAAATCTACATCTTCTTAACTTAAACATCAAGTCTTTATTTTGATGTGGTGTCCATGATCTATCGTTGGCTGAACTAAACATCATGCCTGCTGCAGGTTGTTTTGAAATTCTTGTTGTTGTTCCGTATGCATTTTCACCTAGTTGTGCTATCCAACATTCATAACCTGTATCATCGTTCTCTGGTTTAGGAACAAAACAATATTCTGTATTATTTTTTAAATAAACAGGATCAGTAAATGTAAATACAGTTGGAACAAACGTTGTTGTTCCGCTTACTGTTTCTGACACGTTAATTGCATCTGCTGGCAAGTATTTTATTCCATTAGGAATTGTTCTAGGTCCAGGTACTCCATTAAGAACTTCTCTAAGTTCCATTGTAACACCGGCTGTTCCTTTGGTGTAAAAGAAAACTTCAATGTCTGAAATAAATATACCGCCTGGTACGCCACCTACACTAAATGTCTGTGCCAATGGATCCTGGCCGCCGCAATTATAATTCTTACTTCCGTATATACCATCTCCAAAACCCGTATCGTTGATATTCATATAGGCTAGAGTAGATAAATGCATACCTGGATTCCAGCCAGGGGCGCCTTCTACATTAACTACCTGAGGCTCTGGTGGTGGTTCTGGTACCTGGGGTGGTGTTATCGCTCCTTCTCTGGGCCATCCAGAGTATTTGTCAGCACCCGGTGCATGTGTGCCACCGCCATTCATTTCATATGCCGGCCATTCATAGTAGTTTTTCACGACATTTGGAACACCACCACATGTGGGGTTGGGTAGGACAAAGTTTGCAGGCACGACTGTTGGGACTGATTCAAAACTACCTGGAGTTCCTGGTGGGCCTGTCTGACCCAATGGGCCTGTTTCTCCTGTAGTGCCTGGTGTTCCTACTGGTCCTGTAATGCCTGGTTCTCCTGCTGGCCCTGGTCCGCCGGTACCGCCAGGTGTTCCGTCATCGCCTTGGGCTCCTACTGGTCCTGATGCTCCAGGTGGGCCTGTTTCTCCTGGTGTACCTGCTGCGCCTGGTCCACCTGTTGATCCAACAGGTCCTGATGGCCCTGCAGGCCCTGGAGGCCCTGGTGGCATTGAAGTTACTTCTGCAATTGCCGCATCGACATATGAAGTTGTCGCATAGTTTGATAAGTCAGGTGCGTCGTACTGAATTGCAGGCTCGCCCTCTGCTCCTGGTGGGCCAACTAATCCTGGATCTCCTGCAGGGCCGGTGTTTCCTACTGGTCCTGTAGTACCTAGTTGTCCTACTGGTCCAGGTTCTCCTGTGGGTCCTGGTGCTCCTACGACATTTGTAATTTCATGTATAATAACAGGTGCTGGTGGAGGGGGCAACGGTGTGCCTGCTCCTATTGAAATTTCAACACTTGTATCTGTTGTAACCCTGGATCCTGTTTGATATACGGGTGTAACGTTTGCTGTTCTAAGAGAAAGCATTGTGTCTTGTGTTTTTTGTCTTAACCCTGAAGATTCATAATTAGCTGTTGAAGATGTTCTTGCTAATGAATCGTTGTTATTTGGATCGCTTGTTAATTTAAATAACTTAACCCCTGTTTTAAATTGTCCTGAAGGTATTAAGAACTGTCCATGTACTGCTCCTGCTCCATCTGTTGTCATCGTGCCACCGAGATCTCCAACATGGTTTGTTACGAATTCTGATACATCTTCTCCGTCAAAGAATGGATAAACTATTGTGTTTGGTTTTAATCTTATTGCGTTAAAAACAACATTTACTTCTCTCATAAATGGACTAAAAGATATGTCTACTACTGTTTCACCTAAACTCTGTAATTCAGTTGAGGAGCTTATATCTATGCCTACGCCTGTTCTTGTTTGTGATTGTGATGTTGTTGTAGTTGTAAACAATGAAGAGTTACTGGTTCCTTGTCCACTATTATTTGTTCCGAAAGTATTTAATGCTTGTGATGATGTTGATACAACGTTAGCTGCTCCGCTATTTTCCCAAGAACCCCATTGCGTGCCCCATGCGTTGGCCATGTTTTCCCAAGCATCATAGTTACCGTCAAAGTTTTTAGTGACTGCTGGTTGAACATCGGTGGCCACAAAATTATCTACATCTGGCGTTAATGTCATATCTCCATAGTAATGGAAAGTTAATTCTTTTGTAAGGTTCTCTGTTTGAGAAGCTTGTAACTGTTCTCTAAAAGGTACTACTTCATATGGTAGTGTAATTGTTCTACCTGTTTGTGCTAATGTAGTAGTTGCTGCTGCGTTTCCTATATCAGTAAATGTTCTTAATGATATATTTTCCATTGCAAAAAACGGCCTTGCAAGTTTCTTAACCGGATCAATTGATATTTTATAATCCGGATCTAATACTGCTCCTACATTATGTCCTGTAAATCCATCTACTAAGATACCATTTTTAAATCTGTCTGTGCCTGCTGCATTTGTAATTGTTTGATCTTTTGCGTATGTTTCTAATAAGTTTAATGAAGCGTAATACTCTAAGTTTTTAATACGAGTTTCTAACGTACTAATATCTTTCATTGTAAAACGTTTATGTGCTACTTGGTTTACTCTAGTACCTAAGTCTGATCTTCCAGCCAATTTAGCCGCTACAGGTCCTAAACAAGGGAAGGGTGGTAAGTCAATAGTAGCCAACGTCATACATTTTTCAGGCTCTACAGGTAATATAGGTTCATCTGCGTATGCTCCTTCTACTTGTCTAATCTTACCATCGAAGTCACATATTACTCTTATTTTTTTACCTTGCCAATATTGAAAATCTGTTGTAAATGTTTTAACAGGTACCGGGAACGTAATTCCATTTCCTGGTCTTTCAATTTCTTCTATTGGATTTGGATTCTCAGGAGCTGATCCTAATGTAGCATTTGGTGTTGCTGTGTCTGTCATCCTTGGACGATAGTCAATAGTATTTCTTAAATCATAATCTCCTATTACACTTGATCTGTAAATTGGAATGCCTTCTGTTCTTATTGTATTAGCTGCTGGTGTTGTAGCATCGTCTACTGGATAACTATCTAAAATGCTAAATGTTCCACCACCCGATGCAACTGTATGTGTAAAGTATGATAATTTAACAACAACAAAATTAGATGTTGCTAAATTTACTGTTGCTGAAGATAACTTAAATATCTTAGCATGGCCATAATAGTTATCTTTTTGGCCGTTATCAAATCTAAATTGATTTGTAACCTCGTCTGCTGATGCTACCGAATAAGCAGATGCGTTTGCGTAAACTGCTTCTAGTTTGTAACCATCAGAAACTCCTAAGTCATATTCTCCTGTTGTTCCATTAGCATTTGAACTGGTATCTATTTTAACATAAACACTCTGTACCAATGCTTTTGCTACAGGTGTTGTATCTGTTTTCAATACATTCACATAAACTCTAACATTTTCACTCTGTGCGCCCGACGTTGTTACTGTTGTTCCTAAATCAATTCTCATTGATGTAGATGAAGAACACTTAACTGATGCGTTAGAGTTACTAGAAGTTAGGTCAATGTACTGTCCTGCTGTTCTATTATTTCCTGTTGTTAAATCAAAACCATCTTCTGCTATTGCTATAATATTGGCTGATTTAATTGTGTCTGTTAATTCTGTATTTGATGTGTCATAAGGGAATGTTTCATCACCTGATAATGTTAGGTCTACATAAGCTCCACTTGTATTTAATACAACGTCAAACTCTTTTGTATATTGATATGTGGTGTCGTATGTTCCGCCTGATGCAGCCTTTAATGTTTTAATATGGTTGTAAGGCATAGCAAACAACATTTTATTTGCTGATGATTCTTTAATTGTTGCCTTTAAATCTGTTAATACTGTATTAGCGTATCCAATTGAAGCTGCAACTGAAGATCTAATGCCTTTAACATCACCAAATTCGCCTGAAATTAAATGTATGTCATACAAATATAATTTATATACTGCTGCTGTTGCTCCTGCTGTTCCGCTTTTATAAACAATATGTCGAGCCTTTGCTGTTCCTATTTTTGTTCCTGCTGCTGATCCGTTTTGAACTGCATCATATAAATCGATAGTTCCGCCACCATCTATATCCCAAAAGCCTGATACATATGATATTTCAGTATAGTTACCAAAAGAAGTTGATATTGGCATACCCTCTTTTGTTACCAGTCCTTCTGGTTTTCTTATAACTAACCGCTTAGTTGATTGTAGGGATCGTTTAAAACCACCCACATAAGAAGTACCTGGCGCAATACCTAATACAAGACCTTCTCTATTTCCGCCGTTAGCTGCTGTATAAACACCACCATTGGTGTTAGTTGCGTCTTGTAAATGTTCTCTAACATCTACTGTCATTCCTTGTACTGTATAATTACCTGATTCGTCGTAAGTTCTGTTTGCTAAAACTTGTCCTACACCTGAGAGTGGATTGTCTTTAACTATATTTCTAACGATACCACCATCTTGTACTTTCACATATAAGTACCAATTATCAGGTACTGGAAAGTCTGGATGGAAGCCTCTTAAAGCAACCTGTAATTTCATCCTATCCGCTCCAGGAGCGTTGTAATTATAAGATCCTTGTGCAGGATCTAGTAATGTTGAGTCTGTTGCTGATGTAATAGATGATTCTATTATTTGAAAACCAATTAATTTTTCATTAAACCTAGACCATCTATCTTGTAGATGTCTCATTCTTGATGTTTTAATAAAATGTCCGCGTGCATATATAATGCCTGGTTCTAAAATTATTTCTTGTGTTTTACCATAGTATAAATCTTGTTCGAAAGTTGATCCAGAGCTTGTATGAACAATAAAGGTGTCTCCATTTCTTGAAGAGTCTGTTGATGTTACTGTTAAAGTTTCTCCGGTTGTAAAATGTTCGTAACCACTTACTGGCCACTGCAGATTATTATAATTAAAATATAATTGCTTTGTTACTGGTGCATTTGATTCGGTGCCTTGTTCAGTACATCTAATTATTGCTTCTAAACCAGAAGTGGTGCCAGTTATTGAGTCTCCAACATAAGTTATTAAAGTTGAATTATCAACAGCAACCGAGGAGGCATCTGTATCTTTAATTTTAATCCAATCTCTTTGTGGTATGGTTTCTGAACAACCTGTGACTACTGCTCCTTCTTGAAGTACAAAACCAAAGCCTTTCTCTAATTGATCTTGTAATATTGTTTGAAGTTGGGTAAGTTCTCTTGCTTGTACTGCTACACCAGGTTTAAACAGAACTCTATGAAACTCTTTATCGTCAGCGAAGTCGTCGTAATATGGTGATGCGTTTAAATTTAATGCCATTTTTGTTAAAACCTAATCAATGCTTTTATTTGTTCTACTTGGTCTGCCGATCTTGTGATTGGCGATCTATTATCTAAATAAATAATTTCACCGGTAGCATTATCTACTTCCGGCGCTGTAACACTATTTATACTCAAACCCGTCAAACTCTTAGTAGTATTTTCCAATGTTGAAGTATTTGTGATCAGAGGTATCGTAGCTGTTAAATAAACTTGTAAATTATCTTCATCTATTTGTATAACTACAAATTCTCCCCCATCATCTGTTGTGATTATATCATCTACTGAATAATTAGCTGTTTGTCCACTTGCTACTGTAATAATATAGCAAGCTGTACCCGTATTTGTTATGTACTGATCTGTGCTTTCGCTCCAGCCCTCAATCATAATGTTTTTTATTAGTGCAATTTGTCTAAAATCATTGCCCAATATTAAATCCGGGTTTGTATTATCTGAAAATGATACTGTCAGTCCAAGATTATTTGCAAATAATTCTCGAGTTGCGTTAGAACCGTGTCCTCCTTGTGGAGATATAACTGCTCTAGCTATGGCGCCTGATCCAGGTGCCGTTGTGTTTGTTATTACTATTGAAGCGTATGAATAATTTTGTCCTTTGCTAGTAACTGCAATACTTGTCAATGCTCCTGTTGTTGCATTAACGTAAGCGGCTGCTTCAGCTCCTGTGCCATCGCCTGTTACTGAAATTACGACGTCCCCATCTGCATAATCCAGTCCGCCTGATGCAAGCTCTATTCTATCTACTGTTCCTGCTTGTGCTGCTCTTTCTACATCACCTTGTAATACATTGGTTCCAACCTCTGCGTCGCCTAACAAAACCTTTCCGGTAGCACCTGTACCGTCTCCTCCATTGAAATTAACAAAAGCAAAGCTATAACCACTACCAGCATCGCTTATTGTTACTCCTGTAACTGCTCCGCCAGATATTGTAGCCATGCCTTGTGCTCCTGTTCCATCACCATCAATGCCAACTTCGAATACATCAGTATATCCTGTGCCTGCCGCTGTTATTGTAATACTATCAACTTCTCCATTGACATCATGTATTGGGTTGCCTGTTACTTTTCTAACAGGTATATAATCAGCATCTAAAAATTTATTTTGATCGGAAGCTGATATTTGAAACATAAACTTCCAATCATAATTATCTGACAATTCGTCTACGTCTGTTCCTGTGGTTATTGGTTTTATCACAGATTCAGCACCCCCATTATTAGATATACATTTATAAACCTTAAACTCATCGGTAATTACAAAGAAGTTAGCATCTGCTAAACTTTGTGCTCCCGAATGTGATTGGTTTACTGACGAATATGTATCATCATATTCGTCGTAAACTGTTCCGGATGCCCAGTTAGTTCTTTTTGCTAACATGCAAATATCTGCTGAATCAATCCGTTGTGTAAACATCATACTACGTCTAAACTCTGCTATATAAGCATCAGAGTCAATAGGTGTCTCTGGAACAGTATCATCTGTCCAAGGTAATGTCCTTCCTATAGCAAAATGGAAGAAGTCTTTTTCATTCTTTATATCTCTATAAAAAGATCTTGCTAATTCTACTCTGCCTAGTCTACGTAATACGAGTGCCATTTATTTCTCTTAAGAAATTGTTACTGTCCAAGTAATTGTCATTGAATCTGACGCGCCTTTATTTACTACTGAGAATACTGTTCTGCATAAAAGAGTACCTGTGGAAGCTGCATTTAATATACCTGCTTCTGTGATAGCTCCTGTACCTGTGCCTGCTGCAAATGAGCAAACATAAGCTACTGCATTACTTGTAACTGTTGTAGATGTAAGTCCAACACGAGCTGCTTCTGTACCTAAAGCGGTATTTCCTGAAGCTGCTGCTGTTGTTCCTGTACCAATAGCCATGTGTGACATAGCTGTTGCTGAAGCATCCTTCATTCTGGATGCGATAAAGGCTAGGCCGGTGTCAACAACCAGGTTTTCTAATTCCCTAGTTTCTTTGACATTGCCTTGTTTGTCTTTGATTTCAACTGTAAGCTTACCTGTAGCTTTAGTTTTATCTGTTTTAAACATTTCTGTCTCCTAATCTATATGTTTATTATTATGTAAACGACCAACTTTCTCCTACATAGTCCTCACTTAAATAAGTGGGATCTACATAGTCCTGCATTCTACCAGCTCCTGTGTCTATTGCACTTGAGCTATCTGCTATTGCTGGTTTGCTCAGTGCTTGAACTGCTGATTCTGTTGCAGAAGGTGTATCCGTTATTCCTTTACTTGTATTTATACTGTTTACGGTATCAGAATTGGAAGTTGTTTCAGATTTATTTAATCCAAATGTCCAAACTGTGCTATCTGTTACCGTTTGTGATTCTGTTAGTGCTTGACTAACTGATATCGCTGGGCTGTCTGTTGCCGTTCCTGTGTCTGTGTATGAGTCAAACCTACCTATTGTAAGAACATCAGCAGTTGTGGGTGTGTCTGCGAACGCTCTTGTGTAAGCTGCAACCACTGTCGACACATCTGTAACTGTAGCAGAATGTGCTAACGGTTTAGTCATATGCCAATTGAACCTTTGTTCTCCAATATTATAATTGTCTGCATCGTTTCCATCACTAGAGTCATTCCAATAAGCCGAGTTCGGTGACCCGCCATCTCCTACAACAACATATGGTTCACCATAATCCTGATCATCAGCTGTCGCTATATCAGTAAATGTTCCTGGAGTAAACGCTATTGCGTGTGCCTCTGTTGCTGTACCTGTATCTGTCTTTGTTATTTCAAAGAATTTAGCTACTGTTTCAGATGTGCTTATTATATCTGTTGTTAAGAATTTATAGAACGTGTATCCAGTTGATGTAACTGAGAATGCAACATTGTAATCAATAACACTTCTTACAATAAGATCTCCAAACACTTGCATTCCTGCAGGGTGTACCGTATCTCTTATTGCTCTGTCCCAAGTTGACTGTTCTACAGCCGACTTAATAACATAAGCGTATGGTTGATATCGTTTGTTGTCTTGTAATACGTTGACATCGGATAATTTTCCTCTGTCATCTTTCCACTTACCTTCATATTCAAATAAGTATCCTGTGCAAATCTCTATTGTAACAGATTCCCCTGTTGGTGATGCTATTACAACGTCTGCACAGTCACTTAAAAATCCTGATCCTGCATTAATAATTTGGAAAACTGTAGGTAGGCCCGCAGCACTTATAGCTGTAACCCTTATATAAGCGTTATTTTGTCCCCCTATAAATGTGTAATTGTCTGAGGAATTTGTGTGAACATGAAAATATCCTCCGGCAGCGCCATTGGTGCCATCTCCTGTTGATGCATATCCTTTTCCATCATCTCCCGTTTCATTAATGTCATATACTTGTCCTACTTTAAACCCCGCATTTATTGCTGAACCACTATAAGACTTAAATTTAACTGAGGTTAATTGTCTAACTAGATACCCATAGATATCTGTTACTCCGTTTCCGGCTCCATCATTCACAACATAGGATCTTATATCTGTGGGTGCACTATCTACAACAATATTAACTCCTGCTTGAGTATATCCTGTGCCACCACCGCCTGCAGGAATTGTAATTGCTGTTATCGCTCCGTTTAATATTGTTGCTGTGGCTACTGCTCCTGTACCATCTCCATAAATTTGTATGCCAGGTATTGCGTCATAATCAGCACCACCATCATTTAAAGTTATTGCTGTTACAGCTCCTCCTGACAAAGTTGCTGTTGCTACTGCTCCTGCTCCTGGGCCGTAAACCTTGGTTGTTACATCATCAAATTTAAGTATGAGGTCAAATCTTTGTAATGTTAGACCATTTGTTTGGTATGTGTTCTTTTGGACTCTAGTTACTGTTGCATTCTGTGTGTTTAATGCTGTAACTGAGCCTGTTGATTGATAGTATCTAATGTCAACCTTTTTACCTGTTAGGTCTAAAGGCTCTAATAATCCTCCATGTTCTGCTTCTTGTAGTTTAACTCCTTGTTCAACACTATAAAAGGCGTCAGAAGGTTTAAGAATATATCTGCTAGGGTATTGTACTTCAACATTCTCTCCATACATTAACCTAAAAAATGTTTCTATTGATTCCTTGTTACCTTTAGCTTCATAAAAGTCTTTAGCTCTTTTATAAAAGAAGCGTTTGTCTACTTTTATGCTCTTAGGGAAATCATTTGCAAGAGCTCCACGCCATTTATCTAAAAAGGCTTCTTGTGCATAGTCAATATCATTACTGTAATTTACTATTTCATCACTTTGCTTAGCATCTTGATCCATAAATTCATAATACTTTTTAAGGAAAGTAACGAACGTAGGGAAACCATCTCTAATATGTTCTGGAAATTGTTCTTCTATTAAGAAGGAAGTGTTTCTTGTTTCTGTTTTTATATCACCTTGTGCGGCATCTAATACTACTGTTGCCGTTGCACCTGTTGCCGTTGTGTCAGATGCATGTGGCGTTATAGTAACTGTTGGATTCGTTGTATAACCTGTTCCAATGTTTGTAACTGTAATAGCTGTGATTGCACCACTAGATACTGCGGCTGTTGCTGTGGCTCCTGTACCACCACCACCTGCGATTGCTATCGTAGGTATATTGTTATATCCCGTACCACCTGCCGTAACGGTTATAGATGAAACGTATCTATAAAATGATGGGATATAGTCTGTCATTAGATCTCTTCTACTTCAGGTGTTGCTGTTATTACTGTACCCGCTCTTGAATTTATTGTTGAGCTCACCACACTATCATCTAGTGTCAATACTGTATTTCTTGAGGGTTTGGCAACGACTGCAGCTGTAGAAGTATCTGAGGTTCTAATTAATGCTTGTGTTGTTATGTCCTTTATAGAATCATGAGGGGTGACTTGTATTCTTAATGTTGCTTCTGTTCCATATAATGCGTTTATTGTTGTGGACGGAATATTTACTGTCCCTGAATCGTAGTCTATTGTGCCAATAGATGATACAGTGGTTCCTGTAGATGTAACTGCATAAACTGTTCCTGATCCACTATACAAAGGTGCCACTACACCTGCTGTTGGAACATCTTTTAATAAGACTCTACTTGTTGTGCCAGATATTGTTATATCAAAATATGTACTTGTAAGTTCTCTTGGCTGTAACTTTTGATTAAATTTAACCGTATAATTTTTAGCCACCGCTAGATCTGGTTTAATTCTTTTTTGTAATCTGTTTTGTATATTTACAGATATTATTGCATCATTAGATGCTGTAATACTATCATGGAGTCTTGAATAATAAAAACTCTTGTTCAATTTATTTAAGTTATTATTAAAATAAGAGCCTATACTTGTTAATACTTCTCCCTCTATTTGTCCTTTTGATAACGTTGTTAATTTAGGATTATATACTACTCCTACATCTAAAGAAACGTAAGTGTATTCTGGATCTACGAATTCAGGAATAATTGATACCGGAGTTTTAGGTTCTATAACAGCAGTCTTAATATTATCTTTATCTGATTCTGTTATAACAGTTCCCAATACAGGATTAAGTGATATAAACACTTTGCCATATATAGGTGGATCATTTTTCTCTCCGCCCCAAACAGAACATGATTGTATATTAGGATTGGCTGATAATATAAGTGTTTCGTAGTCTTGTTCTGTAACTGCTCTGTCTCTCGTTGCGTTAAATCGAGGAGCATTAAATCTAATTTCATCTATTGATTCTTGAATGGCGCCTCCGCCTGATGCTGAATGTGTTGTATTATAAACTGTCTCCCCTGATGTTGCCAGGGTACTTGCAGCTGCAAAAGATTTGGCTGTATTTGCTGTTGTTCCATTAGTGTTTATATAATCAATTATAACAAGGTTGCCATTAGATAATTTTTTACCTATTACATCATCTCCAAATCTTACTTGAAATAAACCATCGGCTCCTTCTTCTACAAAATACGCTTTGGTGTCTGACTTAACATTTAAAAATGTTGAATTTAAAGTGTAAACTGTCGTAGTTAAATCTGTTGTTGAATTTTGTACTCTGACTCTTAATGTAGTTGTGTCTACTCTATCATTAGGTATTACATAAGGTCCTGCTTCTTTGCCTGTTGATACCACAAATTGATTCGATACTCTTAATCCTTCTTTAATAGTTAGGCCTGCAAAAACAAATTGTGTTAGGGCTGTAGATGATGCCGACTGTCCTGTGTACATACCATAAGCCAGTCCAGAAGATATTGTTGTATTTTCTCCTGTAGAAAGTTGGGATCCTAAACTTGCTTGTGCTTCTTTTTTACCACTGTTAGGGGCATAAAATGTTACGCCACTATATTCTGTAAATGTATAACTCGTTGATCCCGTTCCACCGGTGTCTGCTGTATCTGCTGCTGCGTTTGTTAGGTACAAAGGAAAATAATATCCGGCACCTAGTGTTGCGTGTGTTCCATATAACCAATAAGGTCCTGTTCCACCGGCTGTTACTGCCTGAGTCGTGGTAGTGCCTGTAGGATAAAATTTAAATGTTGTTCCATCTATTGGTGATGTAAACGTAGAATCCCTTGACAGTACCAAGGTTGTTGCCGTATAACTACTCGGAACCGTTACTGCTAAATTAATTTTCGCTGCTGAACAACGACTAGATCTGGGTGTATAACCTAATGCTTTTGCTATTGATACTACAGATTCCCTCTTAATAGCACTATCAATGAAGTTTTCATTAGCTAACATGTGTGCTAATATGCCATTATAGTGCGTATTATATGCTAATAAGTCTATTAAAACTGCTAGGCCTGAGCCTTCAAAGTTATAATCTGTAAATTCTGTTTGACTATTTAAAAAGGCCTTAAGGTTTGCTTTTATATTGTCAAAGTCTAATTCTGTTACGTTTAATTGTGCCATTTATTTACCTCAGCCTCGTAAGATTTACTGTTAAATCCGCCGGTTCGTTTATTCCTTGTATTAAAAATCTTATAGTTACTTCATAAGCATTGTGATCATAATCAGGCCTAACATCTATATTAAGAACTGATACCCTCGGTTCATAATTCAGTATTTGTTGTTCAATAGCACGCGCGATAGACGTTTCTACTCCAGGGCGCATTGGTTCAAATAACATTTTATAAATCGAAGAGCCTAGCTCTGGATGAAAAGGTCTTTCATACGGCTTTGTTAAAATCAAATTCATTAATGCTTGTTTCACAGCATTGATATCTAACTTCTTGTTTACATCTCCAGAAAGAGCGTTATTTGTAAACAACATATCAAAGTCTTTATATAATCTTGCTATTTGTAATTTTTGTGTTGCCATAATAGTATTTATATCAATAATCGAAATCTGGTAACTCTAAATTTAAAAATTCTTCAGCTTCTTCTTTCGCTCTTGTTCCTACATCTACCTCAATCTCACCAATAACAACAGGAGGTAATTTTCCTCCTTTTAATATTGCAGCAGGATCTATATCTGGGAACGAAGTTGGTACTCCTTTAACGGTAATCTCGACTCCTTCTTTTTCAATATTAGGTACTAACTTACAAAGACTGTCTAAGTCTATAGCTCCTGACATTAACAAATTATGTAAATCATCGAAGTTTCTAATATCACCTAAGTCTACATTGCCCCATTTCTCTTTCATATAATCTAATTGGTTTTTTATTTGAGGTAACGCAAAATGGCCTAAAATAACAAATTTTAGTAAATCCTTAACATCGTCATGTAGTGTCTTGTTTGCCGGAGACAAAACTTTATTAATAATACTAGGGATCATATTTTCCATTTTCCCCATTACTCCGTTAACGGTGTCTAAAGCGTCATTTTTTATATCGTTTATTTTTCCTAAAGGTGATGAGTTTACAGCTGCGTCGAATTTATCTTCAGCAGCTTGTACCTTGTCTGCAAGTTCTTTTAATTTTTCGCTAGGTCCGCAACTCATTTCTTATCCATTTGGTGTTGAAGTTTCTTGTGTTCCAGGAGTTGGTGAGCTTGATCCGCCAGTTCCAGGTACTTCTGTATGTGTATGTTGTGTATGTGTAATACCAGCTACTGTAATCTCGCCACCACTATAAGTAATGTCTGCTGTTGGAGATGTTAATGTATGTGTCCCGCCTATTGTTTCTGTGAGAGTACCACCTATTGTATCTGATTTAGTTGTAGCTACATCTAATATTTGGTCTGCTAAAGTTTTTAATGTCATTGTTTCTCCAGAGCCTACTTCTAATACACCACTTGCTGCAAGGTAAACATTACCTCCTGCTAAAAGCTTATATGTGCCGACTGCTTCAATTCCAACATCTCCTTTAACCGTTTTAATATCTTTACCGTATGTTTTAGCAACGGTTTCTGCAACAGAATCTACTCTGCTTTGCGCTATACTAATTGTTTGATTTCCTATTACTGTTTCTGTGTCATCTAATGCAACACGAGCTGTTCTGTTTCCTTTAATTGTTTGTGTTACATCTGTTATAACCGATTTAATGTCGTTACCATTTATTTTTGTAACCCTTGATCCAAGAATAGACAAGAAATAATCTCCTTCGATTTCTTCATATTTGTCTCCCTGTACTAATAATTTAGCATCTCCTGCTATTGTAACGTTACATGATCCTCTTATAAGAACATTATTATCCTTAGCAATAATTTCATAATTATCGCCTACAATGTTTGTAACCTTTGTTCCATCATTATGAATTTCATAGTTTGTACCTGATGGATGGTATTCGTGAATTCTTCTGTTTGACTCTGTATTATCTATTTCAAATACATGTCCTGCTCTAGTCTCTCTAACTATATTAAAAGGATATAATGATGCCCATTCTTCATCTCCAGGTATTGGAGGCTTATCTGGGTTATCTAATAATTCTTGTGCTGCGTCAAAATATTTGGCTTCGTCTTTTGATTGTCCTCTTGGGTGTGGTTCATCCCACGTTGCTCCTTCGTAATCTTTTCCTGATATATCATCTAATATAGAATCACCAGTTTCCACTGACACTGACGGCGCTCTTGCTGTTCTTATTTCTGTGTCTCTTGCTTCTCTTCTGTTTAATAAAGAATAATGAGTTTCTGCTGCCTGATTTCTAGCAAGTCTAGAAACATCGGGTTCACCTATGCCTGAAAATCCTTCTTCTGGTTCGTCTGGAAGTCTAGGGAATTTTCCTGTTGGATCCATAAAACCTTCAGTATCATTGAGTTCAGGTTTTGATGCTGGTTTACCTGCTATTGTTCCCATGATCATAGGAATTTGTCCATCTTCGCCGTCTGCAAAGAAACCTATAACGGTTGAACCTTGGACTAATGAATGGTTTTCCATTATTCCATTGACGCCTGCGCTTGTAACAGGATGTAATGGAATTGCATATGGTAAATGTTTTACAGGTAATGTTTGTTTATTCCCTGTATGATATCCTGTTATTCTAACTTTAACTCTGCCAGCATACGTTGGATCGTTGCTGTCTTCAACAACACCCAACCACCAAATAAAATCTGGTATATTTAATTTACCGTAATTTTTTAATCCTTCACTCATGCTAAATTTGCTCCTACTACTTTGTCATCATGTTCACCTAATGATGCTGCTAATCCGTTTTTAACTATTTCTAATTTCATTGTATGTCTTACACTATCAAATTTATGTTTGATAGCTGTTATTAAATAGTTTCCTGTTAATAAAGGATCAACTAGATCCTCATAGGTTGCGTCTGTTGGTTTGTCTCCTGCGTTAGGATAAACCAATTTAATAAGTTTTCCAACTTCTATATCTGTTCTTCCCGGCAAATCTATTTCAAATGTATAATCTCTGAACGAACTAAAATAAACTTGTCTAAATAAATTGTTAGCTAACAATGCTGGATTGGCTGCTTCTCCAAATTTGCCATCTACTAATCCACCTTGCATTCCTGTAAACATAACTTGATTTAAGTATTTAATATTTACAAATGAATATGGATTACGTTGTATCCCGGCTGGTATTGGAATGCCTGAATCTGTATGAACAAAGGCACCAAATTGATCTCTTCCATCTAATGTGACTTCAGCTTGCTCTTTTGTAAACAAATCAAAAGCTCTTGTAGATGCTGAATAGTAACCGCTGTCTTGTCCATCTAATATATCAATTGTTCTAGGCACACTTATACCTTCTATTTTGCTAAAAGACTTTGGAATTTCTTGAGCTAAAAAGGTTTCGCCTCCGCCTCTTGAAGGGATATCTAGGTTAGGAGGAGCGTAAATAAATTCTTCAAATAATCCTCCGTCTAATTGTTTCTGTATTAAATTTTGAAGTGATGTTAAATAAAATGCTTTATTAGATTCGTAGAATAGATAATCTGATCCTATAAACTGTGCTCCTTGACACTTCCTACTTATAAACTGCATGTTTTGCATTGGTGTCCAAAAATTAGAAGTGTATTGTATCTTAGAACTGTGAGGGGTGTCTCCTATAAAAAAATCTGATTGATGTTTTCTTGTGTCAATACGTCTATATTCTTGTATGTGATCTAAATATATTTGTTCTGCTATCTCATCAGTATTTCTTAACATACCTGGTGCGCCAAAAGCTTGTGTTATGCTTCTTGCTTGATCGCTGACTGCTTCTATAGAACAAAACTTTAATTTATAGATTTGTTCTCTATCGTTATTAAGTATTCGTTTTTCAATAGCGTAAATCTGAAATGATTTTTCTATTATATTAAGTGGGTTGTCTGCAAATGTATTTGTTCTCCATTTGCAAGTTATTATTTCACCCCCTCTAATAGGCCACTTAGTTATTGCATTAACAGCATCTACAACAGAAACCTCTCCTGTTAATGTTGGGGACCAAATATCTTCAAACAAATTAAATTCAATCATATATCTGGTAAAATCATATTCTATCAGATCATTAGTAGTTATAAAGAGTTCGTCGCAACTGACGGCCCCAGGTTGAGAGATATTTTCTACTGTTTCTTCTGCCATTTCATCACTACTTAACTAATCTAAAATATTGTGCTGTTATATCTCTTAAAAATTCATTCCGTAAGAGATGTATTTGCCGCTTTTTATCATTTAGATCAGATTCATAATCCATATTGGTTACTGCTTTATAATCTCCTGAAGCAACTTTTACTGTGTCCCAATCTACTACCACGTCGGTGTCTTCTGCCATTACATAGTGATGAACGTCTGTTCTATTATCACTTCCATATTTTTCATTTACATATTTAACCAAAGCTCTTTGACTTATAGGCCATTCTCTTTGCACATCTGCTATACTATTACAAATAATAACTAGCCAATGATATTTACTAGATCCATAAAATTTATCTGCTACCATTTCAGGTGTCTCACCATCATTGATATAATAACTTTGTAAAGTGAGTTTGTTTTGAAAAAACTTATCTAAATGAACCCTACGAAATATGTCAGGAACGATTGTCTGTGTACCACTGTAGGGATAATACATTTTTGGTAGTGCTTTAAAATACATATTAAAATCCTTGTGCTATTCTTACTGCTGTTAATGTTTCTAATTCTGTAAACATTAATTCTAAGTGCATTTCTGATGGGATGCCATCAGTGTTTTGAAAGGTATTAAAGAAGCCGTCTGGGCCATATGTTGCCTTCACGCTTGTTAATGCACAAGAGGATACTTTAGGTAAATGAGGATTTCGTTTCACGATACCGTTGTCATCTAATATTTCAAATACTATTGAAAATTCGGCTGGATAAATTAAATACATATTTCCATCTGAGGTCTCTGGGTGCATATGATATTTGAATGTATTAATTATCTCCATACATCTTTCTGCTTCATCTATATTTCTAGGTGCAAAGTGATAATTAAATGCAAATCTTCTAAACCCCATGCTCTTAAATAACTGTTCTTTATATGGGTTTGCCACCTTTTTAGATGTTGCCTCTAATACTGCTCCAAAGTCTGCAGCAGCACCCAAAGCTTTAGGTACACTTGCTGCAGCTGTTATTGCTCCTCTTCCGACGAATTCTGGAAGTTCAAGCAGATCTGATGCGTCAAATTTTCCTGATCCTAACATTCCTGCTATGCCTGTTGTGGTTTCATCCCAATTGGCTGCGTATGCTGATACTACTGATGCAGGTATATGTAGTTGAATTGATTTTAATAATCTAATTGTAGTAGTATTGTTTGTAAGTGCCTTGCCTAGGATAGCTGATAAGCCTCCGCCTACCACTGTGGTTACGACCTTCCCTTTGAGAGAGGCCGCTGTCTTCGTTATGCTGCCACTTGCTATACCTGCAGCCGTACCTATCATTCCTGCTAAGGCGCCTGCGCCTGTTGCTACATTTTCATACTGCTCAGCTTTTGCTCTATTTTCTGCTGTATATTCTGAATTATATCCTTCTTGAGCTTGTTGTAGTTTTGTTATATCTGCACCTTCTCCAACTGCTTGTTCAGCTGCTACAGAGGTTTGTCTGGCGTTTATATAAAAATGAACACCGTGTGGTTGACTAGGTGTAAAAAGTTCTTGAGGATACCACAAAGTGTCTCCGTCCTTTTCTTTACGACCATTGGCCAAGCCAAAGTTTGTTTCAAGCTCTTGTTGTCTATTTATTCCGGCATTAATACTTTCTTCATGAGATGACTTGGAGGAACCATCTAAAGAGTTCTTGGATGAATAAAACTTTTCTTCGGCCGCGTTCTTTTCTTGAGCTCTGTCGTTACCAAAGAAGCCAAAAAAGCTTGTTACTAAATCTCCCATATAAATACCTTAGTTATGTTATATACTTATTTATATGGTTTACGCCAAAGAAATATATAAAGGCAAGTTTATTCCTCGGAACCCAATCAAATATCTCGGGGACTTAAAATCCATTGTCTACAGATCTAGTTATGAATTAAAATTTATGAACTGGTGTGATCTTAACGAATCAGTTAAAGGTTGGGCCTCTGAAGAAGTGGCCATCCCATATCGTAATCCATTAGACAACAAGGTACACAAATATATGGTGGACTTTTATATACAAGTAGACAAGAAAAAGTATCTTGTTGAAGTAAAGCCCGAAAGATTTACAAAACCTCCCGAAACACAGAAGAGAAAAACCAAAAGATACATACAAGAAGTAGCCCAATACGGAGTTAATGAAGCTAAATGGAAAAGTGCCAAAGACTTTTGTAAAAAACAAAATATGGAATTTATGATTATAACTGAAAAAGAGTTGGGTATCTAATATAAATACATACATGGCAACACCATTCACAGACATTAGACTAGAGGCAGGAGACGCAGAACGTTCTGCCAATTGGTATATGAGAACTGTTCGTAATGTAGCAAGCGGACTAAATGAACCCAACGAAGTGTTTGGTTCAGACTTAGGAGAATATACACAAAAATTAGAAATAGGTCAAATGTATGCTTTTAGATATAATCCTAAACATAAACAAACATTACCATATTATGATACGTTTCCTTTAGTTATAATATCAGAGCCGTTGCCAACAGGATTCAGTGGTATTAATTTACATTATATTCCACCATTAGTAAGAGCTAGATTACTAGGTAAACTAATGGAGGCCTCGGATTTAGATATAGATATAAAAAGTAAATTAAGATCGCAATGGGGTTTTATAAGAAATTTTAGCAGATACCCAGAAATAAGAGGAGCTGTTAAAAAATATTTAACCAGTCAGGTTTCAGGTAGAATATATAAAGTAAATCCACTACATTGGAAGTCAGCAATATTTTTGGACACACAACAATTTATTGGTGCCCAGGCTGCTCATATATACAGAGAAAATGCTAAACGACCTGAACGTAAAAGAAAGCAACTATAATGGCAATACAAAAACGAACAACGCAAACAAATCTAGCACAATTTAAAGCTCATATTAGAGATACAGAATTATCTAGAACTGAACGGTTTGAATGTCATTTTAAATTTCCAAATTCTTTTGAGGACGAGATGATGAGAGGGAAAGGAACAGCACAAGCCGAATTTAATAAGCTCGGTACGTCCACGGACATGGGCCCCCATGAAGGGGTGCATCATGGCCATGGCGATCTCTATAAAGAAGCAATTATAATGTGTGAAGAAGTACAAATACCAGGTATGGTATTACAAAACAAAGAAGTGTCTATAGGCAGTTGGCAATTTATGAGAAATTCAAATGTCAACTTTTTAGGAAACGAAATTAACCTTACGTGGATAACAGATGCACATTGGAAACTAAGGCATGTGTTTGAAGCTTGGATTTCCCATTGTGTAGACACCCAAAGTAAAAGAGTTAGATTTCCAGACGAACAATATGGCACAATATGGATTAATTTGTTAGGGCTAGATGACAAGGTAAGGACCACGTGGGAATTACATGAAGTTACACCAAAAGTATTAAACTTAGTACCGCTGGCAACAGGTTCAACCAGTATATCGAGAACTACTTTGATTATATCCTCAGCATACTGGACATCTAAAACTGTACACGTAGATCTTGAGAAGCAAGAAAAGACCGGTAACTTAGGAGGAATTCAAGACGTTGCAGAATATGATTTACCAAGTGATGAAAAAGAAAAAGAAGATGATGATTAATTATAATGGAGAAAATATATGACATTACCTAGAGTAGAAACACCAATGTTTGAAGGCAATATAGCCTCAACAGGAGAGCTTATTAAATTTAGGCCTTTCTTAGTTAAGGAAGAAAAAATTCTTATGTTGGCCAGTGAGGGTGAAGACTTTAAAGAGATGGTTAACGCCTGTGCTCAAATCGTAACAAACTGTTGCGACGAAAAAATTAAAGGACACGAACTCACAATGTTTGATTTACAAGACTTATTTCTTAAAATAAGATCAAAGTCTGTAGGTGAAACAGCTGACTTTACACTTACCTGTGGTGAGTGTGAAAAGTCAACACCTTTTGAGCTAAGACTTGACGACGTTAAAGTCTCAGGATTAGAAAACCCGCCCGAGAAATTTATTAAAATAAGTGAAGATATGGGCGTGCAATTAAAATGGCCTACTGCATTAATTGCAGCACAGGCAGAAGAACTAACCGATGATGAATTGGTTGCTAAATGTATTGATTATGTTGTTGCTGGGGAAGAGACATTTAGTATTGAAAACGAGCCTATAGAAGAAGTTAATTCTTTTATAGAAGATCTTCCGATTGATGCTATGGATAAGATGAGAGCCTTTTTTCAACAAATGCCTCGTATAGAACACGTTGTGGAATATAAATGTCCACATTGTGAAACCGATAATAGTATTAGTATTAACGGGTACGAACATTTTTTCGGCTAACTCTGTCCCAGGAGAGTCTTGAAAATTTTTACAAGACTAATTTCTTGCTTATGCAGGAACATCAGTATAGTTTAACGGAGCTAGAAAACATGATGCCGTGGGAGAGGGAAGTTTACGTTTCAATGCTAGTACAGCATTTGAAGAAGAAAGCAGATAGAAAGAAAGAACAACAACAGAATAGGCAGTGGCAATAAATGGCAGAAAAATTCGACAGTAGAGTAAGCATGAGATCCTTATCCAATCAAATGGATGAGGTGATGGATCGTATTATGAAAACCGATCCACGCAAGCAGGGAGGAATGTACGGGAACGTAGCATCCCCTATTGCTGGAAACAAAGATTTTAAACTATTAGACCAACACATCCGTGAAACCAACGATATACTCACAGCAGACACCGAGATTTTAAAAGATGATGCCGAAACAAATAAGCTAGCTAACAAACTACAAATTGCTAAAGAATTCGCTGATCTTGGCATACGAGGGAAACAAACAAAGTTTTTTGACAAACAAATAAGACATAATGCAGGTGCCAGAACCTCTCGTAAAAAAATGGAAAATCAAAATGATATGATCATGGCACAAAATGAGGTTTTGCTCGAGCGGTTAGCTGAGGCCTTAGCTGGCGGAGGCACAAGTGGTGAACCTCAACCTACTGGTGGTGACCCTTGGCCCCCAGATCCTTCATTGTCAGATCCTGATCAACAAAGAATTAATGAAATTGTAGACAGAGTAGACGCAAAACAGTTTACGCCGACACATGACGAAATGATTCAAGCAGGTTATAGCTCGTTTGAGGCCTCAAGTCCATTGCATATTGACCTTGAAGCTCACAAGAGAAGGGATGCAGCAGAAAAACTTGCTAAAAAGAAAGAAGCTGCAGGTGAAAAAGCAACAGGAGCAGAAATTAAGGTTCATGAGAAACGCCTAACTCAAGCTGAATCTAAGTTAAAGAAATTAAGAGAGGGAGATACAGATAAGCCGTTTCATAAGCCACGCGAAAAGGCTATCAAATCACAAGAAGCGCAAATAACATCGGCAGTATTATTCCCAGACGAGAATGTCGGACCTCCTATATCGGGTATAAGCCCTGAAATTGCTGGACTAGCTGGAGATATTAGAGCAGGCATGGGTTATGCCGGTGGTACAAGAAATAGAGGTAGATCAATGGCCTCTAAAGGTTCAGCGGCCATGCAGAAAAATCTAGGAAAGAATTTAGATGCTGTACAAAGTGGAATGCAAGAGCTCGACAGAATGGATTCCGTAGCAGCTGCCAAAGCACAACAAGAATTAACAGACCTTACCAAGATGATGACTGCAAAAGCTGCAGGTGAAAAATATAAAGGCGAATCAATTAGTGCAGAAGATCTTAGAGTTAAAACAAAAAGAGTTCAAGGTGTCATGGGAGCACAAGGACCTGCTGGCGAAAAACTTGTTAAAGATTTAGGACTCAGCGAGGTACACGACGCCCTTAGTAGTGAAAGAGGTTTCGGTACAATGTTAAAAAACTATGGTGGCGTTGACTCCGATAAAAGCGGGATGGATGCTTATAAACAATCATGGACAGCTGAAAGACTGTTTGGTGTTGACGAAGACGGACCTAGTAAACTAGCTAGTATTGCCAGCTTTGCTAGTCGTGGCATAAAGAAGGGTATGCAGTTTGGTGTAGATAAGTTAGGAGAGACAGAGGCAGGACAGAAAACTAAAGCATGGATTGATGATAAAGAAATCAAAGGAAGGGAATTAATTAATGTAGGAGCATCGAAACTAAAATCCTTAGGCAATGTTGCGAGCGGCAAACTTTTTGACTTGACCAAAGGACGACTTGGCGAAATCGAAGCAGTCGGCAGTTTTGATCCTGATAAGAAACTTGTTGCTGAAACAGGCGACACTTTAAGTAAGGCCGGGGAAATTATTGACGACCTTGATACCCGCACAATAGAAGACAGAATGTCTGATGAACAAGCTAAACAAGAATTAGCCGTAGAAGATCAGACGGCAGGCGTTGAAGGTTCAACAGGAGAAGAAGGTCTAGACATACTACAAAGAGATGTAGATCTGTCTGGTGAGATTGCTAAATCAAGTGATGAAACTGCAGAGGCTACTACAACACTTGCAGAAGAAGGCACAGACGGAGATTCATTAAGTGTGCATGACTCCCATGTTGAAGGTAAACTAGAAACTCTAATATTATTAACTGAACTACTTATCAAGAAAGATACTAGAACCGGACAAGATACAGAAACAACAGGCGAGAAACAATTAGAAACTCTAGAAGATATTAGAGACGCATTAGAAGGAACCGTTGCAGGACAAAATCTCACTGATGGTGGTAGTAGTGGTCCCGGTTTAATGACAGCTGGTGCTGCTGGACTAGGGCTCAAGAAATATGGAGGCAAAATAAAAGGCCTCGCAAAAGGAGGCTTAAGCAAATTAGGTGGTGCTGCTAAAGGTGCAGCTAAGTTTGCCAAGTTTATACCTGGAGTTGGATTAGCAGTAGCTGGTGCAACGGCTTTGGCTGGCGGGTTCATGGGAGCTAGAAAAGCAGGCGAAACATTTGGATTAGAAGAAGGTGAAGAAGCCACAGCAGGACAGAAAACAGCCGCAGGTGTAGCTGGTGCTTTATCAGCACTTACATTTGGATTAGCTGATAGTGAAAAAATGGCTAAAGGAATCCATAAAACATTCTCAGGTAAAAGCGCCGAAGACACACTAGCAGAAGTACAAGAAAAAGATCCTGAACTAGCTGCTAAAATAGAAGGAATGGTTGCAAGTGGTATGACCTTAGAAGAGGCCATAGCAGACAACGAAGATCAAATTAAAGACGTCGGAGTCGATACAAGGTCTACAGCAGAGAAAGTATTAGATAGAACACAACCTTTAGGCTGGGCTAAACAAGGCGCTGAAGGTTTAATGGATTGGATGACAACCACAGAAGAAGAAGCTACTGCTAAGAAAGCTATGGAAACTGCCAAAGAATCTGGCTTATATGAAAAAGTTGGAATGTTTGGACAAAGTAGTATTGATAAAAGTAAATTAGAAGCAGCCAGCGTTAACGAGTTAAAAGCAATACTGGCAGATGATGATTTAAATAATGAAGATAGAGTGGCTGTAGAACAGACTCTCGAAAAGAAAAGAGCTGATGTTGCAGCAGGTATAGAACAAGCAGAGGCTCCTCTTCTTGAAGTAGAAACTCCACAAGGAACAGCAGACGGCAATTTAGGGCCTAACAAAATGGGTGGATCTTTGTATCAGCAAGGCCACAGAATAGAAAAGCTAAAAACAGAACGAGCTGCTATAACAGCAATTGCAGAAGAGATGGGCATAGACCCTTCAAAAGTTGAAGGCACAATTCAACAAGGTAAAGTCACTTCAATTAACGGACAAGAAGTTCCAGAAGAATTACAAGAAAAGAGTATGGATCTTTTAGGATCAAGGCCAAACATATTTAAAGGTGATATAAATGATCCAGACCTAGATGGTGTTTTCGGAGATGATTTAGGCACCATGTCGTCAACAACATTACCTACGGGAGATGCTATTGATAATATGACTGTTGCAGCAGGTGAAGGTGGCCCAACGACTGATAGCGCTCCTATTATTGTAAACAATACAACACCAGCACCAACACCACAACCTAGTGAGGACCCTAGTATAGCTATTATGCCTGCTAGAGTTAGGACAGCTTCTAGTGTGCTCCAAAGATATCAAGACAAACGTTTTAGAATCTAATGAAAAATCCAGACGAAGAGGTATGGGAATACGCCCATCGATTAAGGCGTAGTATTAAATATCCAGCTGAGCTAAGGGCGTATGCTATAGTTTTGACACTCTGTCTGACAGGCGTATTGCTCTATTACCTACTTGCCTAGCCCACTTACTGTCTAACATTTCCTCAGAAGCAAGTTTCCAATGTTGGTTGTGTAAGTGAACAATAAACTTTTTAAATTTACCTAACCTAGTCCTTCCTAAATTAAACATCATATTAACAAGAACTTCTTGTAGTTCTGCTGGAAAAGTATTCCAATTAACAGCAAACAATATTTCACATTCATTTATAGCTGTATCCAAATCATCTTGAAAGGCTTCGTAAATTCTTTCTTCAGACACATCATAGCCTTCTGGCAATCCATCTTCATCATCGTCTTTTGTAATTAAATGCCCTATTCCAAACGTTAAATGTCCTAAGTGGTCTTTATATACTCCATATACAATACCCTCATCAATTTTTAACTGTTCGTAAACGTTATCTCTGTTTTTTATATTCATTTTTATATCCTAACATTATGTCGGGTTTGAGAAAACACATTGTAATACTGATCCTTAGTTTCTCATATTTATCATTATCCGGATCGGGATAGCTTTTATTGCGGCCTGTCGAATCATCTTTCTTATATATGTAAGAGTCAGCTCCAGGTACTTCGTGCTCTAACCAGCCAGGCCAGATCATTAGGTCTCCTGTCTTAGGTTCTAATACATGCTCACCTGGAACCTTAGAAGTTCCTGGTATAGTATTTGTTATTAAACTGTTTAACGGTGATCTGAGAGCTATTGGAGTATGTTCTTCTGTGTGTTGTACATAGTAGGTTCCAATTAAACAATATTGTGCATGGTGGTGCCAAGGATAATTATCTTGTTCATCAAAGACGCTATACCATGCTTGTACTGGCCAAGTTTCTTCTAACTGATCTATCCACTTGTAATCTGTTAATTCTTTAAAATATGTTATGGCATGTTGGTGTACAATTTCCTTTAACTCTAACCAACCATCAACACCGTCCATTGAATCTAAACCTTTATCAACAGAATGATTTCCTTCACTATCATATACTCCGCCTAGTTTTCTCCACTGTCTTCCTTTTATAGGTTGGCCATCTAAATAATATGCTTTGTCGTTATATAACTTTGTAATAGATGTAACAAGTCTTTCTTGTAAGTGTGACGCTATATCTTTTTCCCAGTAAACTAATGTTGGAAATAAATCAATCATATCTTTCCTTTATTATTTCTAAACATTCTTCATAGGGTTTATCAAATATTGATATTTTAAAAAGATGTCTTGTAGTTGTTGGTGGCATAACACCGTGCCAATGTTGTGTGTTTATTAGTGCAGTTTCATAATACTCATCTATATCTGAATCTATTTCTTCCATATTATTGTTGTGTTCTTCTACACGAAACGTTATAGGGTCTGGATTTTTATCTAATAAAACATTAATAGAGCACTCTGTTTTTCTGTCTTGATGAAATGGAAAACGATACCCTGCTCTTTGTATGTAAAATATTGGTCGTGCGTCCAAATGGCTAAGGCCTAAGTTTTGTCTAAAAATATCTGCACATAGATTAGCATATCTTTTCTTTGTAAACTGGATTGATAAAAAGTCTAATTGAATTTTTGTTTTAGGATCTACAAAAGGCATAAAGTCTTCGCTCTTTAGTTCTTTTAAAAGACGTTCTTTGTTTGCTCCAAAATCAAATCTATGTATCATTGTAGTAAAGGGATTATATATTTACCTGAGATATCTTTTGGACCCATAATTAATTTACTTGGGTTGTCATGATGGTTCTTGTGGTAATCCTCTCCTCCTAAAAATATATTAGATATCCAACCTAAGTTTGTTGGTTTACCTTCTTTGTGTCCATTCCAATTTAAGTGCATTGTAAGAATCCAACTCCAACTA